CGGGCGAAGTCCGCCCGGCTGTATCTGACCTTTCGTCGTGTGCCGTTCCCCGCGATGAACTCGACTTCCTCGCGCCGCCCGCCAGTGACAAGACTATCCCGGAGTTCCCGCAGCTTTTCCGCGCGCCCGCAGGGATCAGTCGCGAGTGTCGGTATCGTCGTCGTCATCCTCGCTCCCCCGTTGGTTTTCCGTGCGCGTATGTGTTGCCGCCGCTTGATTTTCGAGCATGGCCACCGTCTTATTTTCAGGCAGGCCATACTTCACCCGCAGCTTTGCCTCGCGGGCGCGCTGCGCGTAGACGTCCTCAATATCGACGCCCAGATCGTCCGCGATCATCTGATCCGAGATCACGCCCATGGACTGATAAATCTCAGCAGATTTGGCGGCCTTCATATCATCGGCAACCGGCTTCGGAGATCCTGCCCAGCCTGCCCGGCAGGCCGCCGCGCGGTTTGCAAGAAAGCCTGCAATCCCGCCAGGAAACGGGATCAGCCCCCGTTCAATCTGTTCTTCCAGCCATGCCTCGTAGATCGGCTGCAAGAATGGCGCGATGATGAACTTTCGCCTGGCCTTCGTGATCGCATAAATCTCGTTGACCGCCATGCGGACCGACGAATAGGTCGCGCCCTCATAATCCCCGGTGGCGCTTTCATAGGTGAGACCAAGGCATCGCGCCATTTCGCGCAGGAGATGCAGCGCAAAATCACGGTAGGATGCCTGTGGCTGCTCCGGGCTATGAAAGTTCAGCTTTTCACCAGGGAACATGTGGGCAATACGCCCGCTGATTCCGAGATCCATCGGATGCGCTTCCGACCATCCTGCCTGCGCTTCAAACCAAGCGTCAAACGGCGACATGCCTGCCGCGAGTGCGTTTGCATGTTCGCGGGGACCCAGAAGCGTCCTGAGCGCATCTTCGGTTGGGCCTGCCGCCTCAATGCTTGCGGCAAAGACGGTCTGGATGATTGACGCCATCAGCGTAGCATCCGATAGCTGGTCAAACTGCTTTGCGACCTTCAGGACTGGGACAAGGATAGTGATACCCCGACGTTGCCCGGGTGCGCCTGTAAATACGTGGATAACGCGCGGGCGCCCGAACTGATCGCGGGCCGGAACTTCAAACTCCATTTCACCGAGGATGTAGTGATCTTCCCGCTTGGAAAGATATGCCACTGGCATGCCGTCTGCGCTTACCCTGACGCCGCCGTAAAGGCGGCGGTGCTTCTCGGTCCGGTTAACAATGCGGGTTGCTGACAGGAGACGAACCTTTGTTCCAGTCACGCTTTGTGGACGATCGCGCCACACAAGCTCGGCGAGTATCTCGCCCGTAGCGATCCAGTGCTTGAACGCTGATTCCTGCATCTGCGCAATTGTGCGTATGCCCTCGACATCACATTCGAGCGGATTCTCGGCCCAAAGCTCCCAGCGAGCTTCGACCAGCTTGCGCCATTCCTGTGCATCTTCCTCTGACATGCCGATCAGATCATTCTCTGGCATGGCGCGAAGGCGCAAACCGAGGCCGACGGTGTTTGCTGTCGCCTGATCGATCATCCCGGCAATCCAGCCGGAGTTGTGGGCGAGATCGACCGTGCGCGCTGTAGCATGATGCCATGAAACGGCAACATCATCTTGCGCGGTCCGAAGGCTCGGGATCCAGCGCGAAAACACCGTTCCCCGGCCGTCCTGCATGTAAGCTGACCGGGGCTTCGGAGCCATTACCCCACCTCCGCCGACCGCGGGCAGCGGCGCGCTTGGGCCTTTCATCCCGAGGAACCGGCTAACTTTTGTCAGAGCGTTCATGCCCGTCTACCTCCGCGAGCGCGCTCCCATGTTGCGGAAGCGGTCTCGTATTGACTGTTGCTTAGGTTGGCGCGCGGGCCGATCGGCCCCCTCATTGTCGTTTTCGCTGTTCTCGTTGCGCGCATAACCACGCTCGACACCTTCCGGTATGGCTTGCACGTTGAGCGAATAAGCAGCGGCGGCGGCCAAAGCTTCCGCATCAAGGAAATGGTTGTCGCGTTGCCGCTTAATCCATTCCGGCTTTAGCTTGCTGCCGATGACGCGCGCCTCTGACACAAGCTGTCGGGCATAATCCTCATCGGCTTCGTTGTGGACAAAGAACGCCCCTGGTTGATCAAGCGGGGTTTTCAGCCGCGAATGAACAAGCGACTTGAAAAAGTCGGTGTTGATGTGGACGAGGTTGATCGACCACGGCAGTTTTGTGCCATCCGGGCGAACCTCGATCTTGCTGACCGAATACGGCCGGCCACCAAGGGTGTCTCGCCCTTTGGTAGGGAAGGCCATGTAGTCATAGCGATGCGCCCACTCATAGACCTTATGCTCGTCGCCCGCCTCGTTCTTGTCAGGCCGGAACCCCGAGTCGATAAAGACCCGCTCAATGATCAGGCCCGAAATAGGAGAAGTCATCAGCAGCGACAGATCTTCCCAGACCTGTGGTTCGCTGGTTTCCCCGTAGAGATACCCATGATCAAGCAGCCATGATGTGCCCCGCGCACCAAATCCGCGGATCGTGTAGATGAGCGAACGCTTCTGAACGTCCACGCCGGAGACAACGCGCAAGACGCCTGCTGGTGCCTCCTCTGGTTTGCGGGCATAGCCGATCCGGTTGTTCAGAACCGCCTGCCATTGCGGAAGCTCGCCGCCTGACCCGGCAGTGTATAGCTCGCCAAACCCGGCATTCATGACCGTCTGGACCTTGTCCTCCTCCCCGGACAGATAGGCGTTTAGGTAGCGCTCGGCGCGCTCCCCGAATGTGACGAATGGCGAGCAAAGACCCGACGTCCAGCTTGACCATGTGCTATTTTCCGGCACGTTCCGGTCGGCAAGCGCGTCCTCTATCGTTTGCCCCGGCGCAATCATCACGCCGCGCGCGATCATTTCCGCCTTCTTGTGGTCATTAATCACGCTCCCACAGCTGGGACAGCAAAGATAAGCCTCTCGCTTCGCTTGCGCCGGCGTTGCCCCTTTCGGCCATTTCAGATGCCCGAATCTCGGGATGAAGTAATCGTCACATTCCGGGCAGGGCCAGGCAAAATGATGGCGTGTTCCCTGCTGGAACAAGCGCCAGATAGGTGACGGTATTTGAGCAGGATCCCCGATTTTCCAGAATTCCAGCCCGTTTACCGTATCGACTTCGGTTTCCGCGATCCCCTGTGAACAGGTCGACACAACTGCCGTAACGAAGTCGGCATAGGTTTCCCCACGTGCTTCGACCAGTCCGAGCGGGTCCCCTTGTCCTCTGATGTTTGCGACCATTTCGTCGTATTCATCCACAATGCCCAATGCGAAGGGGTCAGATTTCAATGAGGTTGATGAGCCGGCAGAGCCGAGCCGGACGCGGACGCCCGCAACAACCTTGAGGGTCTTCTTCATCCGGCGCCCGCGGACGACTTTGTTTGCCAGTGTTTTGGCTTCATCCAGAAGCGACATAAAGCGCGGTTCAAACTGATCCGTTACAAAGTCCCGCGACGGGCCCACATAGAGGATAGGCGCCGGGCGCTGATCCAGTCGCGCGCCCATGATGTCGAGTAGACTATCTGTTTTCCCGGACTGCGATGCTGTTACCGCGACTGCTCTTCGATATTGCCCTCCATGTACTGCCCGCACAAACGGGACCATATAGCCGGTCAGGTAGGGGTCGCGGGGTCCTGGTATGCCCGCACTTGCAGGATACCGGCGGTTTGCAGCCGCCCACTCGTCAGGGTTCGTTAACGGCGTTGGCGTTAGGAAGCTCGCCGCCCTTCTCAATAAAATTGGCAGATGCTCCGAGGCCTTCCGCGATCCTTTTTTGCGCCCCATGTATTTCCGCCTCAATTTTCCGGCGCAGCTCCATGTCGCGCGTCACCCGGGCCGCTAGCCCTCCCAGCTCTTCTCCGACCTTGCCTACAACCAGGTCGAGTGCCGCCTGCGCGTCCTCGATCGGAACCAATTCACGGAGGTGCACGGCATTTCGCAACTCGATCTCTTTTGCACGCGCTTCCCGAACGCGACTTTCGGCAGCGGACTTACTTGTCCGGCGCTCCTCATCCTTGAGAAACTGGATGTAACCTTGCACGGCAACAATCAGGCCAACGTTCCCGCGGGTCCCTTTCGGGATATACCCGTCCTTCTGGAGCTGCCGGATACGTTGCTGCGTGATCATCAGAAGCCTCGCGGCTTGTCCGATCGGTATCTCTGTCGTGCTGCTGCCCGTTGATGCCTTCGCGTTAGCCATTTACGATGTTTTCTCGCGCCAATGCTGCGAGCGCAGCAGCTGCGGTAGGAAGCCCGCGTGTTTTCTTTTCAGACGCCAGCCATTCCACAATTGCGTCTCGCTCGGTTGGCACAACTGCAAACGTCAGATTTACTGTAGATGAGGAAACTGATCCTCGAACCGTTTCATTCTTGGGTTTGACCAGCCCCTTTAGCGCAGCTTCGATTGCCTTCGCATCGAGGCCAGTCAAGGAAAGATCGAAGCCCTCCTCATTCAGAAAGTTCAGTTCGACGCCTCGCAGAACTTCGTCCCATTCGGAATTTTCAGCAATGGCGTTGTCGGCAATAACGTACGCACGGCGCTGAGCATTGCTCCAGCCAGTGCAAGAAATGACGGGTACGGTTCCGACTGGAAGTGCCTGTCCGCCTGGAAGCCGGATTGTCTTTCCATCTGCATAGATGTCTCGCACCGCAAGGG